TACAACTGGATTAAATGGTTGTGTAAATTCAAATAAATTACGAGTAGAACTGGAAGCAGGTGATTTGAATATTGGTAATGTAGATGTAGTTTCTGCTTCTGGTAATACACAACTTCCAGCATCATTAGGACAAAAAGCAAATGCTTCTTCACTTTCTACTTGTAGAAGTAATACTGCTGGTGCTTATGATTTATCCGCCAGACAAACCATAGGAACGGCATCAACTACTACAAAACTGGCGTGTTCTTCAGCAGGTCATTTGTTAGTAAAGACTGCTACAAATATATCCAATGGTGGTCCAACAAATACAGAAACAATTGCGTCAGGGGCGCAGGGTCATACTGAAGGTTTGAATGCTGATAATACATTTGTTAATGTATTTCTTATGGTAGATACTGCTGATAGTGGATTAAAGCAAGACACATATATTATGGTTGCTAAAACTAATACCGCTTTAACTGATTACTTCATTCACTCATATATTACTTTTGGCGGTGGTCCAAGTGATTATGCGATTCAGTGGATTGAACTACAAGGAACAACCAGGGCATACGCTCAGGTCCGTATAGAAAATCCACCTGAATTTGTAAGTGTATATAATCCTGGACCATCAGCAAATAAGATTGCTGTTCTATACAATTATGGTGTAGAATAACCACAGGTTACTTCGCTTATCACTTCTTAATTTTTATTGTCTTTACTTTTTTAGGAGGTCTTCCTCTTTTCTTTGGATTTTTCTTAGCAAACATATCAGTAATTTTTGGTTGGTCTTTAGGAACTTTGGGTTTATTTGTAGAACCCTTAGGTCGTCCTTTTCCACGCTTAACTAACTTACTATCTTTTGTGTGTGATTTTCCAGTGTGAATATCACCGTTAGGCATTTTGTGAGTTTTTGCTAATTCACCTTTACTTGGTAAATCAACTAATTTTTTTTACCAACGCCCATCATTTCTTTTTGTAACATTTTTTTAGTTTTTTTCGCATCACTTATATCAACGTCTAAGTTATACATACCAACAATTTTATGTAATTCACTTTTGCTATATCCATCAAGAGTGCTTTGAACTTTTACCATTGCTTTTGTATAGTATAATCGTAATATTTTTTTTTGATTATTTTTCTGGTTCTGCGATTTTTAAATCTTTTAAATCGTGTATTCTTTAATGTTAAGTATAGCAAATTGTATTGCTTTTCTGTCATTTAAAGACTTTTACTTTTTGGTAGGTTTTTTTTTATATCTTTTTACTCTACCAGTTGCGGTTTTTTCTTTTATTGCTTTAGTTTTTTCTTTTTTTGATAATTCACTCATTGTAGTCGGTGTGTCTTTGGTTACTCTTTTTGTTGGGCGGAATATTTTACCACCTTCTTTATATGTTTTCTTTCCTTTTTCAGTTCTCCAATCTTCCTTAAACCAACGAGTCAAACCTTTTTTCTTTGGTTTTGCTCCACTATATCCACCACCTGCTGCTTTGTATTTTTTAACTATTAGTCCTGAGCGATATGCTGAATGTTTAGAATTTTTAGCGACTACTTGTGCTTTGATACGGTTGTATAATTTTTTGTTAGTAGGTTCAGGCATTATTATCTAAGGTATATATATAACCAACAAAAAAATGCCATTTAAGTGTGTCCTATGTGAGAAGAGTGAAGAGTGGTGCGTAATGAATAACTTTTGCTTAAAGTGTCGTCGTGTAAAACACCTTATCAATATTTATGGTGAAGAATTCTATGAGTCTATGGAAAAAGTATTTGTCCGTAGTGAGAAACAACAGGAGAATAAAATAAAGTTACAGAAAAAAGATAAAGAAGCAGGAAAAGTATATGGCACTGTGGGTGACGAATCACACGAACCACCCAAAAAAAAATCTAATTATAGTATATAAAAAATGCCACATAAAGGAGGATTGAGTGCTGCGCCTGCTGATTTCAAAACAAACAAACCACTATACAAACCATACAAATCTACCAGTAAAGGCAAGAAAGGTATGGTATATGTAAAGAAGGGAGGAGCAACTAAGTTAATTCATTTCGGTGATGCTACAATGAGCGATATGACAAAACATAAAGACCCTAAACGTCAAAAGAATTATCTCCAACGCTCAGGAGGTATAAAAAACAAACAGGGAAAACTTACTAAAAATGACAAGAATAGTGCTAACTACTGGAGTCGGCACGTCAATTGGTAATTCTAATATTTAGTTTTTTTTTGAACTTTCATAACCTTCTTTCTTATTTTACTTGGACCAGTTCTCTTTACTGCTGGTTTTGCTCTTGCTTTTGTTTTCTTTGCTTTTGTTTTTGCTTCATCCGCAATCTCTTTACGGATTCTTCTATCCTCTTGTCTTGCTGCGAAACCTTCTCTACCTCTTTTATCTCCCTGTTGTAATCTCTTCAATGTTTCAGTTTCTCGTCTTTCTCTTTTGACATATGTCTTATCTAACTTCTGTAGATTTTTTACTGTTAGGGGTTTTACTTTTTTGCCTGTAGGTTTCGCATCTTTCCGTTTTTGTTTTTCACTCTTGACTTTGTTCTTTTCTCTAAACGGTGTTTTTGGGTCTTCTTTTTTCTTATTTGTTTTTGATTCAGCAATTTCTACTGCTTTCTTTTGGTCCTTTGCTCTTGCCAGAGGTAATGGTTTTTTACTTAACATTTTGTCACCATCCACAGTTCCTACTTTGTATCCTCCAGTTACTTTGTAAAGTTTGTAAGGCATTATATGTATATGAGAAAAAAAATCGCGTTTGCGCGTTTTCCGCATATTTTTGAAAAAAAAAAAAGAGTAAAAAAAAAAGTTTGAAAAAGTGCGGAAAACGCGATTTTGCGATTTCTATGTTCTACCATCACCTCCACCTGGATTTGGATTAGGACGACTTCGTTTTTTGATTTTGGCGACCTGTTGTGGTGCCTTTGCTTCATTCTGTATTTTTTCTCTTGCTCTTCCAGACAATCTGGTTATATTATCTATATTCAACATAGCATTACTTTGTGCTTTTCCTGCTTGATAATTAGAAATATTTGCTTCTGCCATTGATGAAGTAATTGTAGGAGGAACATTTAATTGTCCTACTACTGATGGTGAAGTTGCTTTAGGTGCTTTAAATCCACCACGTCTTTTCTCAGGAGTTCCTACATTTTTTTTTGGTTTCTTAGCATTTTTCTTCAATCTATAATAAGTTTGTTTAACACCATCACGAGTATTAATAGTAAAAGGTTCATAATCAGGATTATTCTTACGAGCAGACATTTATTGTATATATTAACTAAATAAAAAAAATCTACCTAAATACTATATATAAATATATGAGTGGGTTTAAAAGTTTTATCCAAAGATTAGGGACACGGAGTATCATAGAAGATATTGACGCAAAATTAGGTTTAACTACTCCACCGCCAGCGCAAGCATCAGGAGGAGCAGCAGCAGCAGCATCATCAGCACCTGAAAAGAAAAAAGAAGAACCTAAAAAAAAGAGAAAAAAAAGAATCATAAAAAAAAAACTACCACCAGCAGGTCCAGCAGAAAGTGACAGTGGTCTTTCATCAGCACCTCCTACACCAAAAGCGAAAGAACCGAAGGCGCCAGCGAAGAAAAAGAAAAGAAAAAAGATAACCAAGATAGCAGATGCGCCATCAAAAGCAAGGACACCGAAGGCGCCGCCACCACCAGTAGCGCCCAAACCACCTACGCCACCAGCAGGAGGTAGTGTAAATCCAGCACAAAGTTCAGTAAGAAAAGTAGCACCACCAGTAGCGCCCAAACCATCAGCGCCAAAATTAGTTGGAGCAAGCGGACCACCCAGAAGACCACCTGGAGGCGGCGGTCGTCGTCCTCGTGGAGGTGGAGGCGGAGGCGGAGGAGGTGGCGGTAGTTCTACAGTAACATTACCTAAGATGCCTAAAAAGAAAAGGAAAAAAAAAATGTTAGTAGATAGTAATCCAACTGTAAGAATGCCAAAAACAAATAAATCTCCAGCAGGTTCTAAAGCAATGACAAAGGGTAAAAAGAAAGTAGCAGCAGCACCTCGTAAAGCACAGGTGAGAACTACAGCAGCAACCAGAGCGCCAGTAAGAGCAGCGGCAGGAACAATGAAAAAAGCACCACAACCTGTGAGAGCAGCAGCAGGGACACAAATGTCAAATAGGACACCGAAGGCGCCAAGAGCAAGCGAACCTGGCGCATCATCTCTTGTGTCTAAGAGAAAAAAAAAAAAAGTAAGTAGTATATATTGAAATGAGTGAAGAAATATTTGAGAAACCTAAAGCACCCAAAAAGAAAAAATTAACTGAAAAACAACTTGCTGGACTTGCGAAAGGCAGAGCAAGAATGGCAGAAAAACGAGCATTGAAAAAAAAAGAAACAGAAACTAAAAAAAGATTAACAAAAAGAAATGCTAAAGTAGAACAAGAAAATGCTATAACTGAGAAAAAAGGAAGACGTAAAAAGAAAGAAGTCATAGAGCAAAGTAAAGAAGCAACTGAAACATTTTTACAAAAGAGAGAAAGAGGTGACAAATCACAATCAAAATTCAATAAATTAAGAATGGATGCTATGGATAGTATTTCTACAGAAAAAGACTTAAACATTTATAATACAATTATGACTGGAGTATCCACAGAAATGGCAAGAAACCCAGAGTTACTTTACAACTATTTAGAGTCTCACGCATCCAAACTTGAAAACAGAGGAAAAAAGAAACAAAAAAAATCTAACTTAGAGTTAATAGTGGAAGAGTAAAATGTCTATGTATAAGTATCAAACCGATTTTGAATATGATTTTGAATTGCCTGACGAGCATTACAAAGGCGGTGAAAAGAAAAAGGATAAAAAGAAAAAAAAGAAAAAAGTGGTTCTACCAGAGAACCGTGATTTAAACATCTATCCAATAAAGATAGAAGAGGAAAAACTAAATGTGGGAGACAGCAAATATCCTTTAAATTCTGCGGTTCATTTTCTTGTAATTATAGGTCGTGTAAAATCAGGAAAAAGTCTGTTGATAAACAACCTATATCTTAGTGAAAGATTTTATAAAGAGGATTTTGAAACACGCATTTTAATTTCATCAACAGCACACAATGATGCTATAAACAAATATATGATTGATGAGTTTGATTTTGTATTTACTGAATTCAGTGAAGGTTTGTTGGATAGTATAATTGAAATGATACAAGCAGATGAAGGAACTGGTAGATTTTTGATATTACTTGACGATATTATTGGTGATGTTAAATTCAACAGAGGCGGAAAAGTTGATGCTATTTCTGCTCTTGCTTCTAAGTTCCGTCATATTGGTAATGGTGAAGTAGAAGGCAAATTATCTGTATGTATTACCACACAGTATTTCAAATATATTTCTACAATTTTAAGAAACAACGCTACAGGATATTACATTATGGGTAGTTTTCCAGAAGCAGAAACAAAAAAAATCAGTGAAGCATTATCATTCTTTGGTAATGGTGATAAAGAATTTATGGAAATATTTAGAAGGTCCAGAAAGGATGAATTTGATTTTTTGTTTTGTTCTGTTGAAAATTTAGAATGTCGTAGAAATCACGATGAATTGATATGGAGTAAAAAAGATGGTTTTGTCAAACCATTTTCAGGTGAAAAAAAACATAGTGATGATGAAAGTGAAGAGGAAGACTCACACTCTGCTCTGGAAGAAGAAAATGTTGAAAAATAAAATATCAAGTAAAAGTATAAATGGATTTTCAATCAAGAATCAATCAGTTTAGACAAGGTCTAAGCGACCAACAGGATAATTTTGACAGGTTGGCATCAAATGCCTCACAATTTGGCAGGACTGTCCTTCCTGATAAAGTGGCACAACATTATCAGTATGTAGAACAAGTAGGTGGTCTCACTACTGGTTCTTTTGCGGCAGCACACGGAGGAACAGCACTTTATAAAAGAGTTAAAAAAATACGACAGCAAAAACAAGCAAAACAAAACAATAGTCAGGACCCTACAGAACCACAGCAACAAAGAGCAAAGAGCGCTGAGAATGACGCATCACAACAGGAACAAAGAAGAACAATTGATGAGACTGAAGATAAACCAGAAGCACCGCAAAATCCAAGTGAAGTTGAAGTTGCCGCAGATGCTGAAGGACGTGCCAAGGGTGGTAAAATAGCAAGGTCTGCCGAAGAAGCAGAAGGTGATGATGAAGGAGGTGCGGCACCGAAGGCACCTAAAGCAACTAAAGACGCAGCAGACCCAGTAGAAGACGAAGGCGCAGAAGAAGAAAATCCTTTTAGTTTCTTTAAACAGTTTCCTGATGAAAAACCACCGAAAGGACCAGCACCAACAGTAGATGATGAAATCACTCCCCAGTCAGGAAGTAAAGTAATTAATCAGGGAACAGACGACGCAAGAATTGGACCAGATACCACCCCTTCAGCACCAGACCCTGAACTACGAAAAGCACCCAATACAGCAGAAGAAAGAGCAAAATCAACTAATAATCCTGCCACAGAAGGCGCAGACGAAGGCGGAGGAGCAGGAGACCTTGAAGAATCAGTGCTTGCTGCCAAAAAAGTAGTAGCATCCAATATTGAAGATGCCAGTGGAGAAGCAAGTTCAATGATAGGAAAGGGATTACAGGCAGCAAGTAAAGTTGGTGATTTAGCAGCAGGTGATGCTGGAAAGGAAATCGCAGGAAAAGTGGCAGCACAGGTAGGAGAAAAGGTAGGTGGTGAAGCATTGGCAAATGTAGCAGCAGATGCTATACCAATATTAGGAGAAGCGGTTGGTTTAGGAACTCTTATTTACGGAATTGTAAAAGCACATAGGCACGAAGAGAATAATCCAGGACCACAACTTTCAAAAGCAAACCCAGAAGCAAGCGAACAAACAGGTGGATTTGAAGGCGATGCTCTTAAGAGTTTAAATGTTGCTCCATCTGTTGTATAATTTATTTTTTTTTTTCTCTCTTAGATTTATATACTATGAACTTCAATCTAATTTCACCAATTGGAAACGGTCATACCTTTAATGTTAGATTTAAGGAACCTATAATTATTCCTGAAAATTCTTCAGTTCATCTTAACTGGGCGCAGTTTGAAAGAGATAACTTCATTAGATTTACAGAACAACAAACAATCAAATTAAAACCAATTAAGGTAGTTCCACACTATGATGTAGCAAATAACAATGTGTCTAAAAACGAGAGACCAGCAGAAGGTTGGACTGTTGCTAAAGATGTTCTAAGAAATCCAGACGATTTAACAGTAAAAATACCTGCTGGAAAATATACAACAAAAACTCTACAAAGTATAATTTCAAAAGGATTTTACAATCTTCGTAATGCGGCATCTTTAACAGGAACACGAGGTGATTCTACTATGGCACCACGCGCCTCAGGTGGTTTCAACACATCAATGAATTTCAATAATCAAACAATAATTATTCCTTCTGTATCTAATAATCCAAACTTTTTGGCGTGGGGTTATGCCTCTACATCATCAAATACATTTTTTACAGGTTCCGCAAGGCATCATTTAAATAATCAAACCGTTGATGGCATTTATCAATCCACTGCTACTGGCACTGGTTTTACAGCAGTCCAAAACCCAATCCAACCTGGTAACGGAGCAAATCAAGCAGGAACATACAATTCTTTTATTTTGAGCGCCGAAAATTACATACAATATGGAGGTCAATTCCATCAGTATCAACAGAGAGACGCAGGGGGTATGGGGAAAATTCTAAATCCTGCTCCTGGATTTGATGAACTACTATATGAAAATGTCTGTATGTTTGGCACCGCCCAAAATTTAGACGACCAGCAGGGGAATGTTTTTGTAGGTTTGTATAGCGAACTCTATGCTGGTATTCTTGATGGTGCTGGTGCTGAATCATCACTTAACGCAGATGCCGATAAGATTACAGCAAATACTATAAAATTATCTACTGATACTTTTGTTCCTAAATGTTATTTTGGAGTTGAAATTACAGGAAACTCAGCGGCACTTGGTGACAACCGTAGGCAGTTAAAAGTTTATGCCAATATTATGCCACAGGCAGATGGTTCAAATATAGGTTCAAATATTGCTGGTTCAATGCCTATGGTTTTTCAGCAAGATTTAACACAGGTTTTACCACGCACAGATGTGCCAGTTGAGTTTGGATTCCAAACCTATTTTGACATTGGTAACAACGCCCAATTCGTCCATTACGCTGATAAAGCAACTTTGTTCCTTCGTGTATTCATTGTAAGACCTGATGGCACCAAACTCATTATTTACGATACCAATACAAATTATCCACACGGTGTAAGAAATGGTGTTGCTGCTGTCGCCAGATTTGCCTCAGGTTTCTTTGATGTTTTCAATAGTGATGTAGCAGACCCTAAGACTATTAACTACGCACAAGCAAGAGCAACTATACCATTTAATGTTCTTATGTCAGCAACTACTACTGGAGAAGGTTGTGGATGTTCTTTCCAAAGTATAAGAAAAGATTTTCAAAATAGAACTTCACAAATCTTATTAGACCATAGTTTTTTACTAAGCACAGAATTAGCAGAACTATTTACTCCAGCATCTACAGTTGAATTAGAAACAGATGAAAAATCTGGATATCTTATTTCCTATGCTGGTATTCAAAACTTTTTATTCCAGACAACTTTAGGACAGAGTCAGGATAGAAATGTAGATGATGTCAATATGTTTTATGTAAGAGAAAATCAACTTTTAGGACAGTATAGAACAGATAAATTATCAGTCATTCTAAATACTCTACCAATTAAGAGTTTTAAAAATACCAATGATAAATCAAAATCAGGTATAAGAAAACCAATTCTGGCAAATATTCCAGCACCTTTTACAGGAGCAAATGTAGAGATAGGAGAGAACGGAACTATAGTAGGTCAATATGCGCCTTCTTTAGGAGTAAATAGTAGATTATCAAATCAGGCAATGACAACAAATAATTTTGATATTGAAATTAGAGATTTAGAAAATGATACAATTGCTACTCAATTAACAAAATCAATTGTTAATTTTACAATTACCAGTGATGATATGTGATTTTCACAAAAAAAAAATCTAAATAGAAGTTATAACACATAATGCCAATTATTAAGAAACCATTTACTCTTGCTCCCTTAAATGATAATCCTGTAGTCCTTACTGGTAATGGAGACAATATGACTGTTAGTGGAGGTTTTTCACATAAACAAGGTTTCCCAACTGTTAAATTTAGTATTCCACCACAACCAACTATGTTGGAAATCAGCACACTAAAATTAGTAGGTCAAATCATAGTTAAACAAGCAGATAATACTGCTATGATTGCGGCAAATAACTCTGTTGTCTATGGTAATGGAATTGCTGCCGATACCAACGGTATTATAGGAACTGTTGAAAGTTTAGACAACGGTATGGTTCCACAAACTGCCTTGAATCTTCCCAATTGGGGAGGTGTCAAAAACGTTATTGATAAAGTTGTAGTTCAATCTAAGAAATCTCTTATTGAACTTACCAGCATCAATAACTACGGTCAGTATGTTGGTTTAACTGAAGCATACAACAACAATGACGATGACTATAGAGGAATCCCTGTAATCAAATCTCTAAGTGCTGGTAATCACGCTAAGGATTTAAACAGGAGATTACTGACTTGCTGTTCTTACAATGGTGGTGATACACGAACCAACAATCCTGCTGTAAATCCTGGTTCTGCTACTTTTTCTGGTAATGCTGGTATGGATTCATTATCAGGAGGTGCCAATGATAGAATGATAGGTCAGTTCTTTTCTATTCCAATCCAGATTGATTTACTCGGTCAGCAAAACCTTATGTTAGATGATGATTATTTAGGTGGTCTTTTACTAACACTACACTTAGCGCCTGATGCTGCTGTGTTCCACAATCGTTTTGCTCGGTCAAATGGCAATCACGTTGCTCCTAATGATGCCAGTGGATTAAATTATGTTCTAAAAAATCTACGATTAGAAGGTCGTTACATTGTCCCTGATGATAATGATATGGCAATGATTGCTCCAACTATATCTTTAGATAGTAGGTTAAATCTAATTAACGACGTTCATTCATCTGTGAATGCCAATGCTTATACACCACAGTTACAGAGTGTAAAATCTGTAGTCAATGTTTTCTTAGACAACGACCAGACAAACACATACACCAAGAATCAAAACAACTTCCGCAGAGTTCCAGGAGAAAAAGCAGTTCAGCAGGCAAGGAATGGTCTTAGATTCCCTAATAACTTTGAGATGGAAAACAAACCAAACTTTGAATCCGTTGTTGATTCTGGTAATGGTGTTACAGGTCAAAAAAATCTACAGTTTCCAGCGTTATCAATAGGTGATGCTGAAATAAGAAAACACTTTGAACGTTCTCTACTCAATGGTATGGTTCCTTACCATACATCCGCAAACCTTGAAACTACTAACAACGCAATGAAGGCAGAAGATGATGATGCCCTGGCAGCAAATGACGCTAAGAATGATAACACCGCTGCTGACTGTGTTGGTATTGGTGCTGACTATACTTTAGGTGTAGGACTCACACAGAACTTTGTCAATCAGGATTACAATCTCACAATTAGGTCAGGAGTCAATACAGGTAACGCTGCTCTTTCCAATGAACGCAATGGTTCTGGTTCAAGTAATCCATTACTACAGCAGACATTTATTAGATACAATAGTCAGTTTGATAGTCAAAACTTAGTTAAGGTTATCTAAATCGCAAAATCGCAAATTCCGCACATTTACAAAATCAAAAAAAAGTTCTAAAAATATTGTTTGAAAAGTGCGGAAAACGCGCAAACGCGATTTACTCCTCATCACTTTTTATTTCATCTTCACTGCTACTTTCTTCATTTTCAAATTTTACTTCACATACATCGTAGAGGTCAAATACTATCTCCATCTCAGCAATGACTGCTTCAGTCCTTTCCCATTTGGTTTGCCATAGTTTCTCGTATAGGAGCGCGGCACGTTTATTAATTTCATCCCATACTTGTTCTCCTTTTCCAAGGTATTCAATTTCATCAATCTCTTTATATTCACAGTAGGACATTTCCCAGTGATTGACGTTAAGTCTCATAGTAATAGTCTCGCCGCAGCGGACATCAAAGTTGTTGTGTGATTCAGGTTTGTTGAAGTTTGTTGATTGAGTAGTCATAATGCGAATTATGTATATCCATAATGATTTTTATAAAATCAATTTTTTTTCCGCAACATCCGCAACGAAGGGATATATTAGGAAGGTTTGGGTCCTTTACGTAGTTCAGCAGAAACTCCTACACTATCGTAGAAGTGATGCCAGTGTGCCAATCCGTCGTGTGTCATATGTCGTATGAGTTCTCTTTTCCAGTGGTCCTCACCACAGTCAAGGATGTATTGTTTCTTACATTCACTGATGAGATAAGACCCACAGTATTCCTGTCGTATGTTGTAGTTCCATTGTTCGTAGAAAGATTTTGTATAGACAATCTCTATGTCGTTTTCTGTATATCCAGTTTTTTTACCAATAATATTGATAGGTTTAGTGTTGTGTTTAGTGTAGTTATCCATAATG